CGTCCAGTACACCGCGGGCTACTACCCGATACCGGCCGACTTGGAGCAGGCGACGATTGAGCTAGTCGTGCGTAAATATCGCGAGCGCACGCGAATAGCCGAACGCAGTCGTTCGTTGGGCGGCACCCAGACGGTCTCCTATTCTACGGTGACGTTCAGCATGAATAGCTTGGCGACCGACGTGCAGGTACTGCTCTCGAAATATCAGCAAGTGGCGCCACTGCTGCGCGCTACGTTGCTGCCGTCTTCGCCGGCGGATGATCCCATGCTCGTCGGCGTGATAGTCTAGGTTCTGTCATGATTACAGCCCATCTTGTCGGCGACACTGAACTGATCGCCCGTCTCTCTGCCATGCCCGGCGCTCTCCAGCAGGGTATCGCGCGCGCCGTGACCCGCTTGGCGCTCGAACTGCAGCGCCTGGTCCAGCAGAAGCTCAGCGGCCCGGTGCTCAACGCGCGGACCGGCGTGCTGCGCAGCAGCATCAACTACCAGGTCCAGCAGTCTTCGACCGGGGCCCTGGCGACTGTCGGTACCGACGTAAAATATGCCCGCTTTCATGAATTCGGCGTCCCACACAGCTGGGAGATCCGGCCGAAATCGGCCCGGGCCCTGGCTTTTGAGATAGGCGGCCGAACGATATTCGCCGCGCACGTGATCCACCCTCCGCTGCCGGAGCGCAGCTTCCTACGCAGCTCGCTGCGCGAGATGACTCCGGAGATCATGGCGGAGCTCGAGGCGGCCGTGGGCGAAGTGGTGCGCCACTGATGGCCATAGATCGCGAGCGGATCGCAGCCGCGCTGTTCGCCACGGTCAGCGGCGCGGCGCCATTCGTCACCACCAACCGACGCTTGCGTCACTGGACAGACGTTAATCCCCCCGAGCAGCCGGCGCTATTCATGAGCGAGAAGGGCGGCGAGGCGACCACCGAAGGCCGGATGTTCAACACGCCGGTGATCCACACGCTTCACTTTGATTTCTACATCTACGCGTACTCGTCCGACCCGTACCGGTCGCCGGCGATGGTTCTGAACCCGCTGGTCGATGCGGTCGAGCGTGTGCTCTCGCCGACATTCGCGCCGGACGGTTCGATCACTGGATTCAATAATCTTGGGCTGGATGGCATGGTGATGTGGGCGCGCGTCCACGGTCGGGTGGCTACGGACGAGGGCGTGCTGGGTGATCAGACGTTCGCCATCGTGCCCGTAGAGGTGAGGGCTGTATGACGAGCGTAACATCGTAATTAACGGCACACTACCACCATTGGAGCAGTGCAAAATGGAAGATGATCAGGTCGCGGCTAAGCCGCAGGTCAAGGTTGAGCCGCAGGTCGCGGCTAAGCCTCAGGTCAAAGCCGAGCCGACGGTCAAAGCCGAGCCGCAGGTCAAGGCTGCGCCGCTGGACGCGGTGGTGGACCGCTGGTTCGGCGACCACTTCCCTGGGTCTGTGGTGGCCCGCGACGTCGACGCGTACAACTACGTGCACGGTGCCGTCGAGGAACTGAAGAAGCGGCTCAAGGCGGCGCCGACCCCGGATTGAAGAATTCTCTGGACGAGGCCGCCGCTCATTAAGCGAGCGACCGATCCGATTCTGCAAGGCGCTTCGGCGCCTTTTTCTTTTTTATGGAGGCTACCATCCAACTTTCTTTCGGCCCAGGCGCCATGTGGGGAGTCCGCACGGACACCACAGGCAGCGGCATAGGCCCCCGCCAATTCGGTCTGCTCCAGGATGTGGATCTAACGGTCAGCTACACCTCCAAGGAGCTGTATGGCCAGTCTCAGTTCCCCGCTGCGCTCGCCCGTGGTCAGGGCAAGGTCAAGGGTAAGGCGAAGATGGCCCGCATTAACGTGCGGCTTTACTCCGATGTGTTCTTCGGCCTGACAGCCTCGGTCGGCAATTCGACGACAGCGCAATACGAGGCTGCGACGATCCCGGCTACTACACCCTTTACGGCAACAGTGGCTAATGCGGCCACCTTCATTTCCGCCAGCGCGACGTTACCACTTGGTGGCGATCTCGGTGTCAACTACGCATCCAACGGCGACATGTTCAACTATGTCACCACACCTACCAACCCCGGCGAGTACACGGTCAATCCTGCCACCGGGGTGTATACCTTTGCCGCGGTGGACGCCGGACTACCGGTTCAGATCAGCTACAATTACCGCCAAGCTGCCACGGGCTTACAGGTCTCCGTGACCAATCAGCCGCAGGGCACGACGCCGTTCTGGGCCGCGACGATCTTCCAAAAGATCAGTCCCGGCGCACCCGGTACGGCGGGGCAGAGTCTGCCGTGGATGGTTTATCTGCCGGCATGCCACGCTAATTCGCTCAGCATCCCCACTGCCCAGGACGCTTGGACGATGAACGCCTTCGACTTCGACGCGTTCGCCGATCCCACCGGGTTGGTCATGCAGTACAACGCGGTGAAGCAGTGATGATCCCGGGAATCCTGATCTTCATGGGCGGCAAGGACTGGACGGTCCCGCCGCTGACACTGAGTAAGCTGCGACGACTCCGACCCAAGATCCGCCAGATGACTGATGCCGGCATCGAAGCTAACATTGGTCTGACGGACGAACAGATAGATACGATAGCCGAAATCGTTCAATCCGCGCTCGCGCGCAACTACCCTGATTTAGCTATTGAAGATGTGCTCGACCTAATTGACATGGGCAACGTACAGCCCGTGCTACAAGCCGTTCTAGCGGGTTCTGGACTTAGGCGCTCCACGCCGGGGGAAGCGAAGGCGGTGACGACTGGGGCGCCCTATACGGACTCCTCGCCACCGCCTGCGGATACAGCTACCCAGTGATCGACGAGATGACGCTCTTCGACGTAGAGGAGCTGTGTCACTACTGGCGTCGGCACCCGCCGGTCCACCTGCTGGTTGCAGGCTTCGTGGGCTATCGGGCTGATGATGCACCGTCGCCGACGGACGCAGAGTACTGGCCGGTGTCGACGCCGCTGCCACCGGAGTTGCTAAGCGTGCCCGGGGTGGCTTCCGGCGTGCTGCCGCCGAACATGCCGCAGCCCGTCCTCGACTTTGGGGAGCTAATGACGCGATGAAGCCCTGCGCCGGATGCTCACTCTGCTGCAAAGTCCTCGCGGTGCCCGAGATCGACAAGCCGGCGTGCGTCTGGTGCAGGAAGCTCGAACGCACTGGCGAACATACTGCGCGATGCGGCATTCACCCAGAGCGGCCAGATGCGTGCCGCACGTTTCAGTGCCTATGGACGCTGGATCCGAAAATGCAGCCTGGGCTGAAGCCCGATCGCTGCGGCGTCGTCTTCGCTACCGACGAGTATCTGGATGGTCCGTTCGTCGCTGACGAGCCGTGGCTTCACGCGCACGTGGATCCCGATCGGCCGTTGGCGTGGCAGTCCGGGCTGCCGTGGCTCGCCATCTCCGCATTCCTCGGACGAGGCGGCTCGGTCGCCGTCCACGTCGGTAGTTGGTGGCGGACGTTCCACCGAGGCGAGATCCGGAGCGGGTACGGCGAAGTGGACTATGGCTTCGCGGTGGGGATGTTCCGCCGCGCGACGCTCGACGGCATGCCTGCACCCACCCTCGACTTCGCGGAGCTGATGCGTCGTGGCGAATCCTGAAGTCAAGGTAGTCTTCGGCGCCTCCGTCGATGGGCTACTGCAAGGCGTCCACGAAGCGCGCGTGGCCATCGAGGAACTGCGCAAACCGGTCGATGACTTCGTCAAAGATATCAGTAAGATATCCGAGGCATTGGGCGTCGCATTTGCGGTTGAAAAGATAAAGGAGTGGATAACCGATGCGGCTGAGGCCGGTGAGCACGCGGTAAACCTGGGCGCGGCGCTCAATCTGTCCGCCGAGGCTGCTAATAACCTCAGCGGCATGATGTCGATCGTCGGCGCCAATGCCGACACGGCCATTCGACTCTTTGGCCAGCTCAGCCGGGCGATCGACGAAGCGCTGACTAACAAAGGTAGCCGCCGCGCATTTGCGTTCAAGGACTTGGGGATCGATCCCGAGCACCTGCGGGATGTGCTCAACGGTCCCAATGGTGTCGTGAAGGCGATCGAGGAGCTTGGTGACGCCTACGACAGGCTCAAGGCTAGCGGAGGGGATACCGGTGTTACCGGGCCGTTGGGGGTCGCCCTAGGAGCCCGTCAGTTCGCCGAGATCGACAAACTGATAAGCAAGGGGAAGTCTTTCCGTGAAGCCCTCAAGGAGGTGTGGGAGTCTACCGCGCCGCCGAGCGGCGAGAGTCTGGAGGCGCTGGACCACCTGGCCGAGCAGTTTCACACGCTGACTAGCGCAGTCGAGAACTTTGGTAAGGCCATCACGACAGCGCTCAGTGGACCGCTGGGCGCTTTCGCCGATTGGGCCGTCAAGGCACTCGCGTCCATAACGAAAATCATCCAACTAACCCCTGGTGGCATGGGTGTCTCGCAGCCGGAGGAATGGTCTGCTCCTCTCCCCGGCGATGAGCATGAAAAGGCAGTACTGGAGGACATCAAGCAGCGCGAGAGCGGCGGCGATTATAAATCTATCGGCAAGCCGACCAAGTACGGTACGGCCAAGGGTGGATACCAGATCCTCGACGAGACGTGGCGCAAATGGGCCGGTGCAACAGGCGTTGATACCTCGAAATATCCGACTGCCGACACGGCACCGCCCGAGACGCAGGACGCAGTAGCGCTCCACGGACTGCGTACTGAGGGTGAGACGCCTTGGAAGTCTTCGGCATCGAGGTCCAAGCTACCGCACGCGGCCGAAGGTGACACCCCCAAAGCCGAAGGTGGCACCTCCAAGGGTGCCGGCGGCACCAGATACGAGCAGTTTATCAAGGACAAAGCGGCTTACGAGGATCTCCAGGAGAGCATCAAGGCTGGCGGCGCTCGCGAAGTTGCCGAGGTCGAACAGCAGATCGCTCAGGCCAAAGCCAGGGGCGCCACGACAGAGGAAGAGAAGAAACTAAACGCCGACCTAGATGCCGCCAAGCAGCGAATGTATGCGGATCAAGATGCGGCGGCAGCAGCTTTCAAGGCCAAGTGGGGAGACGCGACCGACGGCGTCCTCAAGAACTACAAAGATCACGACGCCCAGAAGATTCAGGCGGACACGGCGTTCATCAATGAGTCGACCAGACTCAACGCGCAGCAGGTCGCACAAGACATAGAGCTGCAGAATACCAAGATCAAGAACCAGAACCAAGATGAAGCTGAGCAACTGAAGCAGACCGATAAGCTGATGCAGTTGCACCAGATCAATGCGACTGATGCGAAGCAGAAGGACCTGGAGATCGTCGAGGCCCACCGGAAAGCGGTGGCCGATATCCTGCAGCAGGAGCTGGCTCTAGCCCAAGCGATTCCGGCACTACGGACGCGCATCAACGCACAGATCATCGCGAATGATCTCTCGGCAAAGCAGCAGCAGAAGGATATCAACGACAAGTTCGAAGACGATTTTCTGAAGAAGTCGCAGGAGATCAATCAGTCGATCGCGCGCGATTTAACGTCCGGCTTGATGGAGGTCGCCACCGGCAAGGGGACGATACTCCAGGCGTTTGCCAAGCTCGGCGAGCAGCTCGGCCAGACCATGGTTCAGAAGATGATGGAGAAATTTCTGGACAGTAGTCTGTTCGGCGCTGGCGGATTCGGCGGATTGGTCAGCGGCTTGTTTGGCAATCTGTTCGGCGGCGCTGCCGGTGCTGCGGGCGGTGCTGCTGCCGGTGCTGGCGGCATCGGCGCTTTTCTTAAAGGTCTCCCGCTCATCGGTGGTCTATTCGGTGGCGGCGGTGTCAGTTTTGCCACCGATGCAGCGGGGATTATGGCGTTCTCCAGGGGCGGCATCATACCGTCGGCAGCCGGCGGGTGGGTCATACCGAGCTTCGCGTCTGGTGGCATACTGGCCCAAGTCCACTCCAACGAGATGGTGCTGCCGGCGGACATATCCCAGGGCATGCAGAGCATGATCCGAGGCGGCGGTGGAGGCGGTACCGTCAATATCCACGCATGGGATACGCAGACCGGCGCCCAGGCGTTGGCGCGAAACAACCAAGCCGTCGCCAACTCGTTTCGCACGGGCATGGCGAGCGGCGGCACCAGCCCCCGCGCGCTGAGCCGCGGCGGCGGGCGATATCCCTGAGGACTGAACTATGGGTTGTTTTTCATGTAAATTCTTTCACGGATTTCCGGGCGGAATTGAGGATGAGGATGTATGGGACGCTTCTGCACCTTGTGACAATCCCGCTTCTTCCAAGTACAAAGAACATGTGGATATAGACGACTCTTGCGAATTGTTTATGGATGCGCACCCGGAATGGAAGCCGCAGGCTTTGGACGAGTGATCCGTGGACGTATTTCCGAGCGATCTTCCAGGACTGGGGTGGTCGGTCACCAAAGCGCCGGAGTTCGCGACGCGCATCCAGACGTCGATCTCCGGCCGCGAGCTGCGATCGCTCGACATGCCGCTCGCGGTGTGGACGTGGACGCTGACGTACGATTTCCTGCGTGATGGCAACAATACGGCGTTCGGCGGAGCGCAGGGTCTCGGGGCCGGAAAGCAGGAGCTCCGCGAGCTGATGGGCTTCTTCGCCCGCCAGCAGGGTTCGTTCAACACATTTCTCTACAACGACCCCACTGATAATACGGTTACTAATCAGGCGATCGGCGCCGGCGATGGCGTCAATTCCACGTTTCAACTGAGTCGTATACTCTTGTCGCCAACTTTTCCTGGGGGTTTATCTTCGGATCCAATTACTCAACCTAACCAGATAACTGGGGTCTTCGTCGCTGGTGTAGTGGCGCCATATACGCTGAATCCATACGGCCAGTTAAGACTGGTTTCAGTGCCGCCGCCTGGCGCGCTCGTCACGGCCACGTTTACCTATCGTTGGCCCGTCAGGTTCCTGGCCGATACTTACGAGTTCGAAAATTTTATGTTGGGTTTGTGGACTTTGAAAAAAATCCAGTTTAAGTCAGTATTGCTGCCGTAATGCGCCCTGATCCATCGGGCCAGCTGGCCGGCTACCTAGCGAACAACCGCGAGGCGGCATTGGTCGATCTGTACACCTTCGTTACGACCGGAGGTGAGACGATCCGATGCTCGGGAACCGCGGTGCCCGTCTCGGTGCCCGCGACGATGTTCGACTCCAATTCGGCCAACGCGGGAGCTGGCGGCCCGCTCGCATTCCCCCTGGGCCCCCGCTTCGGCCGCAGCAAGGTGACGACAAAGGTCGGCCTCCAGGTCGATACGATGGACCTGGATATATATGCCGGCCAGGGCGATTTGCTCGGCGGTAACTACACGTGGCAGCAGTCGTTCTACTGGGGCGTGTTCGATATGGCCACGATGGAATTGGGCCGATTGATCTGCCAGCCGCAGCCGGGTGGCGGGCTGGGACCGCCGGTGGGATATGTGGTCTGGTTCCAGGGTCTCGTTGGCCAGGTCGACTTCGGACGCACCGCGATAAAAGTTGCAGTCAACTCCAAGTTGACGCTGCTCAGCACTCAATATCCTCGCCGGCTGTGGCAGCATACCTGCAGCCATGTGTTCGGTGACGCGATGTGTCAGTTCGATCGGCAGTCCTTGGCAATGACCGTCCAGGCCATGGCAAACTCGACACAGTTTCAGATCAATACCGGCGTCTCGCCAAACCCGTTCAACCTCTACAACGATGGCACCATCGTCGGGCTCAGCGGCGCCAATATGAACATCAAGCGCACCATCTACGATCTCGTCGATGGCCTAGCGCGCGTGGTCACACCGTTCATCTACCCGGTGGCGGTGAACGATTACTTCACAATATTGCCCGGGTGTGATCGCACGTATACTACGTGCCAGAGTACGTTCAACAACCTGCAGCACTATGGCGGTCAGCCGTGGATCGTCCACGCAGAATTCGCGGTCTGATGCGATGCGGGACGCCCTAGTCGCCGCCGCCGAAGGGTGGCTGAAGACGCCATTTCATCATCACGCCAGGGTCAAGGGCGTGGGCGTCGATTGCATAAACCTGCTCTGCGCGGTCTACGAGGAAGTCGGCCTGATAGAGCATATTGACCTACCCTACTATCCACCCGACTGGATGCAACACCGCTCGGAGGAGAGGATGCTGGCGGGCATCCTGGACATGGCGCATGAGGTATTGGCTCCGGAGCCTGGAGACGTGGCCGTGTTCCTCTATGGGCGGTGCTACTCCCACGGGGCTATAGTCACGCGCTGGCCCGAAGTGATCCACGCGATTGCGTCCTTGGGAGTCGTGATCCGCGGCGACGCCACCAAGCACCCGCTGCTGGACGCGGCGAACAAGCCGCGCCCGGTGAAATTTTATAGCGTGCTGTGATAGCTAGCTGCGCAATCTGACGAGTCTTCCGCGCCGCAGTCCGGCGTACGAAACCGCATTGCGCACCTGCCGTGCGCTCATCTTACACTTACACAGTGGCTCTCCGTCTCGGGCACCGAGGCATGCGCACGGCCCAAACTCGATAATGGCAAGCAATTCCGCAACATCGCCCCTGGCGATCGCTCCGTCGACCTGCTGCCTGCGGCGGGTTGAATTATACATGTTCTCCTCAGATTGCCTCGGGTATCTCGAAGTTACAAGGTGAAAGTAATCCATTGCAAGCGACGGGGAAATTTTACAGCGTGCTGTGAACGCATCATCCAATAGAGGATAGAATGTATCGACTGATCTACGAATGGCGAAATATGTTCTATGGCGGCGATGACGCCGAATGCTGGGCTGATTGGTACGGTCCAGAGGACTTCGCAGAGTAGTGCTGGGGTAGGAAAATGGCTGGCCAAGCTACTCCATTCGTAAACGCATTTGACCACCCGATGCAGAATGCGTTTCGCTACAACGTGGCGCAGTACGGTTCTGTCATTCCAGTCCTGTGGGGGACGCAGCGCGTCAGCATGAACGTGCTGGATGCATATAACTATCAGGCTCCGAAGGCTGGAGGCAAAGGCGGGGCGGCATCCAAGGGCAAGACCACCGGTGGCTCG